CAGGTTCCTCAGCAGGTTCCTCAGCAGGTTCCTCGACGGGTTTCTGATTAGGGTCTTTAGGAAGATCGATAGTAGTGAGGCCACCTCTCTTAAATCCTTCGAAAGTCTGGAGCATCCCTTGAAGTCTAAAGATCTCTTGGGTCATTTTTTCGATGTCATTTTGGAGCTTTTTAATATTCGCATCAATCTCGATGACGGGCATTATATTTTTATATCTATATAAAGTTTCACATCTTTAAATATGTATATAATGTCATTACTCACACGAACCGGATACCTGGTAAGTGGAGGTCCAATCCAAGAAATTAAAAAAGAATTAACTGTAAGACCTGTAGTCAATGGGGATTATGGATTCCCTCCACCACCTTTCAAAGTTTTTAGACCAACTAAGAATGGAGTCTGCGTTCCAAGATTCTATGGAACTTCTAAACTTGGGGAACCTCAAGAGGACAAGAGACCTGAGCCCACTCGAATCAAAACCAAGTTCGTTGGACAACTTCGAGACGCCACACACCAAAATGAAGCAATGGCAGCCGCAATTAAAGCAGGGCACGGCGTCCTTTCTTTACCATGTGGTTACGGTAAGACGACGGTATCCCTGGCCATAGCGTGTAAGTTGGGATACAGGACGATGATTGTTGTACACAAGCAGTTTTTGGCGGATCAATGGCGTGAGCGGATACAACAATTTTGTCCGGGTGCCACAATCGGTGTTGTACAACAAAACAAAAAAGAGGTTGATTGCGACTTTGTAATTGCCATGCTTCAGTCACTCTCCTTGAAGGAATATAGTTTCACAGATTTTGAAAGTGTGGGTACTTTGATTGTAGACGAGGCACATCATATATGTGCAAAAGTGTTTAGTCAGTCCCTCTTCAAGCTCTGTCCTCGACACATCTTTGGACTTTCAGCAACTCCTGAAAGGAAAGATGGTCTCACAAAAGTTCTTCATTGGTTTATGGGTCCAACATTCTTCGCAGTTGAGAGAAAGAATCAGGGACAAGTTGAGGTTTTTTCAGTGACTTTTGATTCACCAAACTATAGGAACCCACCACCTTCAATGCGAAATGGGAAAATTTCAATGCCCAATATGATTACAGAACTTGTCGAGGATCGTCAGAGAAACACGATGTTGGTCGAGTTGGTGAAAAAAGCATCCGCAGGAACGAGACAGCTCTTAGTCCTCAGTGATCGTCGCCAGCACTGTGAACTCCTCCACCAATGTTTTCCCAAAACATCTGGACTCTATATGGGTGGTATGAAAGAGGCTGCTCTCCAGGAGTCTTCAAAGAAGAAGATTATCTTTGCGACGTTCAGTCAGGCTCACGAGGGTCTTGACATTCCAACCCTGGATACAGTCATTTTGGCCAGTCCTAAGTCTGATATCACTCAAAGTATTGGACGAATCATGAGAGAGACTAAGGGAAAGAAAAATGAACCTCATATCTACGATATACATGACCCCTGGTCTGTGTTTACAGCGATGTATTACAAACGAGCGAAAATATATAGACAGGGTGGATTCAAGATTCATGGGAAGTCTGTGGATGAAAAGAAGAGTGAGTTCCCTCAGGGAAAGTGTTTGTTTTTATAATCTGACCATCTATTAAATGTCTGGTGCATTAATACAGCTCGTGTCTAAGGGTATTCAAGATGTCTACTTAACGAGTGATGAGGGACATTCATTCTTCCGCACGAAATTTGCTCGACATACAAACTTTTCGCAAGTTCCTAAGTTTATTAAAACTATCAGTTCTAACGATACATCCATAACTATCCCCGTTTTGGGTGATGTCATTAATGGTCTTTGGTTTGAAGCATCGTCGAATACAGCTAATATATCTTCGAACCTCTTTTACAACTCGACCATAGATCTCTTTATAGGTGGTCAAAAAGTTGATTCTCAACACTATGATTATTATAGTGATATCTGGACCAATTACATGGCTGAAACATATAATAAATCCCAAGAACTTAACAATAAAACTTCGACTACAAACCAGACATTCGTGCCACTTCATTTTTTTTTCTGTGATCACAAAGCATTCTTACCTCTCGTTGCCCTTCAAAACCATCAAGTGGAAATCAAGATTAACTTCGATGAAGCGAATATCGCTTCCATTCAAGAACAAGATAAAGAGGCAAAGGTATACGGAAATTATATATATTTGGATAAAGATGAGCGTGAGTCTATGACGAAGCGGGGTATAGACTTCGTAATTACACAAACACAACGTTTGGAATATCCATTAAACACGACTGATGGTTATAATGTAATAGATATAAGTTCGTTTAATCATCCTATAAAGTCCATTTTCTTTGGTTTCAATTCAAAGACGGATGCAATTATTGATGATTATTTTTCATTTTCGGGTGTAGACCTCTATATAAATGGTACATCACTATTTGAAAACTTGTCCCCAGTTTACTTTCACACGATACAAAACTATTATAAGTCTGAATATGGTGTATCAAATTATAACACTGTTGTGAGTGCACCATCAAACACACGATATTATGTATATCATTTCTGTATGAACGCTTCACAATATAATCCATCTGGGTCTTGTAATTTCAGTCGTCTCGATAATGCGAAATTAACAATTCGTTCTGCAAATGTAGCATCTGGACGAAGTGGAGATCCAATAAATATATACGCTGTCAATTACAACGTCTTACGTATAAAAGATGGTTTAGCAGGAATTTTATTCGGAAATTAACTTTACGAAGAGGGAAAACCCCTAAGTAGACTTAACACATTTACGCCCTGATGGAATCAGAGACGGCTAATACAATTACGCCGGCAATGAAAGCCATGATGACATAATTCAATTCAGTTTCTTCGAGACCGATCTGAGGTTCAACCTCTTCGACCTCGGGTTCCTCGACAGCTTTCTGCTGTCGGGCGGGAGGTTCCAAATCCTCCAGCGGACAATACGCTATCATTTATATATATTTAGAGATTAATTTCCGTCTTCTTCTTTCGTCGAGTACGTTTTGTTTTGCTGGCACCACTGACATTCACCTCCTTAACTTCACCCCCCGTGGAGTCTCCTGAGATAGAAATGATATCTGAAATATCGTCGTCCTCGACACTAGGTGCTTGAGCACCCTCACCAATGGTCGTATTCATTGGTGGTGGGGGGGGCATCATGATACCACCCATCAAACTCGAGATGTCTACACCAGGTCCTTGCATCTCATATTCACCATTATTCATGCCACCAACAGGGGCATTATCCGCCGGCCCACCTGTGTTCCTAGTTGTGTTCTGAACCGCTGCCATCATATTCTTCACGAGGTCGGGGTTCTGTTTCATCACATCGTTCATATTAGGCATGACCGACTTGAACATACTATTGGTCAGGTGGAACATCATTGCCGAACCACCCAACATCATGATCAACTTCACCTCAGGGGCGACGCTGACCTTCGAGCGATACTTCACGTACAACTCCTCAAAGACACCATCGTAGTCGTCGACATTCTCCATGACAGATTCGGACCAACCCTCGAGTTGAACCTCGAAAGGATTGTACCGTTTGTTCAAAAACTCTAAACCAGTCACACATGCGACCAACATACGCCTTGAGAATCGAACTGACTGCTCTACATCTATGCTATAGGTGATACGCTTCACCTCCGAACGTAACTCATCTATGTTTGAATATGCTGTGAGTCTCTTGTTCACTGCGAAACCCTTCTTCTCGAGACGTCCAAGCTTATTAATGAGGTCCGACTTCTCCTCGTCAATCGAAGTGTATCCCTTTGAAGGTTGCTCGTCTTGGGGTCCTGGACCATCCATTGGGTCATCATCATATAAAGTTGGATCATTTTCGCCATAATCAATCTCTTCATCCTGCTGAGAATGTACAGGAGCACTTTGTTTATTGGGATTCACAAAAGCATCCATCGCCTCTTGGTGATTTTGATGTTGAGGGGGTGGTTGTCTGTGTACTGGACGGGGAACAGTCTTGGGACGAGGTACTGATATTTCAATCTCATCCATGAGCGCCTGTTCATCAGCATCCAATTTCATCACAGTAGTATTTCCTCGGTCAAGAATGATTTCTTCGTCCATCTACTCTCTATGTAGAAACTAAAAAAAATATCTTTAACGCACTTTAAAAAAATATATACCTATAATAAATGTTCAAGATGAATCAAACCAACCGCAATGCGATCACTTCTATCATTGTCATGATACTTTTGATTGTCGCCCTCGCATTTACCCGTACCGTCAGCACGTACCAACCCAGGCCAATCATGATCAAGGCTGTGAGTGAACAATCCATCTTTGATCTTAAACCCGGTCTCGACTGTACCGCGGGTTCAGGTAAAGAGGATAGCCCCTACTCAGTTGGTCTTACCCCTGGTGGTCTCTGTGGTGCCCAAGAACTTGTTGCTGATCATGCTGGATACGAGATCGAGGATGGAATCGGTGGATCTTTAATCTAAGCTAACTATAAATGGCTCTCATTACTTCACCAACGGAGATGATTCCCAATCTTAACTATGAGTACCATACAATCACAGTCGATACCTTGGGTCAGGATAGCGCCAATACGTTCACGTGCTTTCTCAGTCAACCACTGAAGAATGTTGTTCAGGCTAGACTCCTCGGTGCTCGTATTCATTCCAATGTTGCGACCGAACATTGTTATATATCTATCGAACAACTTGATTCAATTTTTAATGATCGCGCGTCGAACGTCTATGATGGACAAGCTCCCCTCAGTATTCTACGGAATTCATTCGCGAGTCTTGTAAAGGATGAAGATCTCGTTATTAACTATAAAGATGAATACCCAGTTGCAACCCAATATATCGACCCAATTCGTCGTATAGATCGGTTAAATATAAACATCCGAAATCAAGATGGAATCCCCATTGTACCATCAACTCCCGAGAAGGATAACTTTTTAGTTCTCCGTTTCGTGTGCAGAAAACCTAATTTGTAATTTTCTTCCCTTAAAGTAGTATACCATGTCAGCAGGTGTCACGCAATTGATCGCTATCGGAGCCCAGGATGAATATATCACTGGTAATCCCGAAATATCTTTCTTTAGCTCGACGTTTAAACGGCATGCTAATTTTTCACAGTCCATCGAAAAGCAAGTCATCCATGGACCTGTGAAAAACAATTCGATGTCCAGCGTTCAATTCGAACGTTCTGGAGATCTCCTCGGCTATGTCTATTTTACAATTGATGATACCGCCCAAGCCCTCGACGCAGCACGATGGGATACAATTATTGATAAGGTGGAACTCTATATTGGGGGTTCTCTTGTCGACAGCCAAGATGCTATTTTCACTGAGAAAATCGCCATCGATACATTCGCTCAAAATGTTTCCAAGAGTGCGAATGGTACACACCCAGGTGTGAGTGCTCGTTCATATTTTTACCCATTACGTTTTTTCTTTTGTGAAGGACCTCAAAATGCACTACCACTGGTAGCCTTAAACTACCATAATGTCGAGCTTCGCATTCAATGGGCAACCACAGCGTCAAATTACAATGTGGAGTGCTACGCCAACTATTACTATCTCGATAACGAAGAGCGTGGGAACATTGCGTCGAAGAAACACGATCTCTTGATTACCCAAGTTCAGAAAAACATTGCTTCAGGTACAATCGTACAGGATCTCACATTCAACCACCCTGTAAAGTACCTCGCATCCTCAGATACGACAACAGATGGTGCCCTCACATCCCCTATAAATAAGATTAAATTGAATATAAATGGTCTCGATGTGAGTAATTATAAATGGGGAAAACCCCACTTCATCGATGTCATGAGTTATTATCACACAAACTTCGTGACGTCTCCAGATTTTTTCTTGTACTGCTTTTGTCTCTCCACCAGCTCTCTTCAACCTACGGGGACTCTCAATTTCAGTCGCCTCAATTCAGCCAAGATTATGAGTGAGACCTTACCAATTAACGACCCTATATACGCGGTCAACTACAATATCCTCCGTATCGAGAATGGTATGGCTGGACTTTTGTATGCAAATTAAAATGCCTAACTATATTAAATGGTCAAGAACTTGCCGACAGTGGAGAGATCCACGAAAATTCGGTTCGGTAAGAATGTCCCAGACTCTGATGTTCAGGCTGAAAATACCATCATTATTAACGCCAGTAATACATTGGTAACGACACCAAACAGTGGGAGTATCTATATGGCACCCGTTCGTTTCAGGGATGATTTCACAGATACTAACATTGTCCTTATGATGTATAATCGTCAGACAGGTGAACTATCCGAATCAGGTGAAAGTGCTTCAAATCTTGTCGGTGGTCAAACTTTACAAGCTACAACTGAACGCGGTAATGCGACTACAGGTACTGTACAATTTACAAGTGTTAGTACAAGTTTTGTGACAGGTGGAAAGGTGGGTGTCTCGAATCTTTTACCCGGTCATACATTGAGTGTTGGATCAAATGTGTATATAGATGATACAGGTTCGAATGTTCTTGTCATATCGGGTGGTGCTCTTTTGAGTGGTAACTTAACTGTGCAAGGGGGTGTCACATCGATTACAACTGAAAATCTCAAAATTAAGGATGCTATCATCGAATTAGGTCAAAATAATACATCCGAGGATAGGACACTCGACCTAGGTCTTATCATGACACGCCCACAGTCAAATGTGACTATTGGGTTTTTGGAAACCTCCAAAGAAATTGTCATGGGTTTCACTGAAAGTAGTGCTGATAGTAATGTCATCACACCTCTCACATCCGAAGATATCAATGTGCACGTATATGGTCGTCTTTACACCGAAGCTAATGTTGGTATTTTGAACACTGACCCAATGCACTCCCTTGATGTCGGTTCAAATTTGTATGTTGATGAGTTTGGTTCCAATATCTTAGTTGTCACCGGTAACACAAGTGTGAGTGGTGATCTCACGGTGGACAATGGTACTATGTATGTGGATGTGGGGAACAAGTCTATCGGACTTGGGACGGTGACTCCATCAGCTAACCTTCACGTTGTTGGGAACGCTTATATAAGTTCTACTACCAACTCTACTACAACAACTACGGGTGCACTCATAGTAGCGGGTGGAATAGGTATTGGTGGAAATGTCACAAGTAGTAATATTTCGGCCGCTTTTGATCAAGATTTAACATCCTATATGGGAAGAGCCGCTATAGGTTTTTCGGGTGAAAGTAATCATGCTTCTTTGGCACACATTGACAATAACACTACAGGAAGTTATGCAATTAAACAAACAGAGGGTGGTACTACACACGTTAATGCCAAGACGGGTCAACATATTCGTTTAAATATAAATAATAATGAAAAAGCCAGACTTACAAATAGTGGTGATTTCTATGTTGACACCGACACACTCTATGTTGATGCAGTGAATGATAGGGTTGGGATTAATACTGCGACACCAAATGCGAATCTTCACGTGAATGGTAATACATATGTAAGTTCTACAACTGATGCCACTACAACCGTAACAGGTGCACTCATTGTTGCGGGTGGTATGGGTATTGCGAAAAAAATTGTTGGACAACATGCTAACTTCGAAGACGTTGAGGCGGATAGTGTTACTATCACTGATAGCACTACATCCACTTCAGTAACCACTGGCGCCCTAAAGGTTGTGGGTGGTATCAGTACCCAAGAAAACTTGAACGTTGAGGGAGGCATCATTAGCGGGGGAAGAATCGGGATACTATCAGGCACTGATGCCTCTTCAAAAACCACTGGTGCCCTAATTGTCACAGGTGGTGTGGGT